TGAACGCCAAAATCAAAGGTATCGACAGGACAATAACGAACCATTCGTCCTTCCAGCTAGACTTGGCACCCTCTGCCATGATGCGCTCCCAATCGGCAACGCTAGTTTCTTTTGACAATAGTATCTGGGCTTTCGCCTTCGCCTCAGTAAGCTTTAGCTCCGCAGCGGCAGCGTTCTTATCAGCCTTACCCTGCAACCATGATCCAGCAAGATTGGCTATCGGACCTAGTGCGGCGGTAAAGATACTCATTTCTCAGAACCCAGCCACACTGCGAAGGCTCCTGTAAGCGCCCCCGAACAGATCGAAATCATAGCCGATTGTTGCGTTGACAAGTCATCAAGACTCATCCCCCACTCCAAAACGCGGATATACATTATGGTCATCACCAGCATCATAAGACGCGGCATGATCTTCCAAGCAAGTATTTTTTCCATATCTAAACCTCTATGTTCAGTTTCGTGCCTTGCGGCCTATCTGCATTGGTCTTGCGGCCAAACCTATCATAACTTTCCTGTAAATCAAATCTCTGCTTTGCAAGCGCTTCTAAATGGCTGTGGTTGGCTCTATGTTCTTTCTCCACCCTTTGCTCTACCAGATGCGTTTCTATACGCTCACGCGCTCTGGTTTGCTGATGAATGTCAGATCCTACGTTAAATGGCGCAGATCCTATGCCGCTCAAACCGTCACTCATAATCGCCCCTGCTTGGCTAAGATAATTACAATCGTAATGCCAAGCATGATCGAAACAATGATTACTGCGCCGCCATAGATCACGATGCGCTCAACCAGCTTGGCTTTGCGCTTTCTCTCCGCTTCAAGCTTTGCTTTTCTATCTTTTCTTGCTTGTACACGTATAGCTTGCAACTCGCCCCATGCACTAAACCCTCTGGTTGCAATTACGATCTGACGAAGCTCCTCCTCCGCGTCTCTGGCCCTCTGTAAATTCACAAAAGTCTCCATCGCGTTTTCATCCGACCCAGAAAAAAGGCTGTTCTTCTTTCTCTCATGGGCAGCGCGTAAATCATCTACCCCGTCAAAAAACTCACCAATTTGCTTGGTAACGTTCACCAGTTCTTTGCCCGCGGAAACAGCGGACTTCACGGCGGCAAGCGCAGTAAATGGATCAATCATACCTTCTCACCCACCTTAGCGTAAGGCGGACAACGAAAGTCATACGGAATCCGTACTATCCGCGGATAGTGATAATAAAAATACGAAACGTCTCTAGGACAGCGGTATACACACGCCTTATGAAGGTCGCCACCGTGCATCCCCACCAAAACCGCGGTGAGAGCGCACAGCATTAGGCATTAGTGAAACGTGAGCCGCGTAACGCGGCCCCCATGCCTCGCTTCTTCCCTGTTGTTACTTTAGCTTTAGCGGTGTTGGGCGTGGCAATATCTTCCATCTGACAATAAGGAATCCTCCCTTGATCCTTAATATCAGCATATTTCTGCGGTTTAGGTGCCGCGCCCGGTGTATTCGTCACAATCTTTACACTTGCCATTACTGACCCCTTTGCTTCATAACTTCACGCTGCATCGCACTGTCAATACGCGCCTGCGTCATAGCCTCTTGGCTCGCGAGCCGCTTCTCAAACTGCTCTCCACGCATTTGCTGGTTCTGCGCATCAAGCTGCAATTTCGCCTGATCCAACTGCGCATCCGCCTGCTCCGCTTGAGCCTTGATCTGCAACTCCTGCTCCTTCAACTTTATCAAAGGATCCGGTCCCTGACCAGAGACTTGTGCGCTCATCTGCTTAACTTGCTGCAATCCCTGCGCAACACCTTGCGCAACCAACGCCTGATACTGCATCTCCTGTTGGTCCGCGGGCATCGGTCCAGCTTGCTGTAACTGCATCATCGCCTGCTCTTCAGCCTGCAACTTCACATGCTCCATAACATGCTTCTGCATAGACATCGCAACAGGAGGCATCCCGCCAATCATCGGACTAGACGCAAACACCAAGTGAGCCATAATATGAGCCTGATGGTTCTGCCCCTGAAACGCATTCAACTCAACCATGTCCATCGCATTGATATTCTCAGAAGCAGGGTCCAAGGGCCGGGGCTCCTCGTCCGGAACCTTCTTCATTAAACGATCAACATCCGTAACACCAATCGCCTCATACATATCACGATACACCTCGTGCATATTATGCAACTCAGGTGCCGCCCCAGCCAACTGCATCTTAGTCTGAGCCAACGCTATCCGCTGCGCCTGACTAAACGTATTCGGATTACTGACCGGAACAATATCCACACGATCATTGAAATCAGACGCCATAACCGCCTGATCACCGCCCTCAACAGTATACGGATACTCCTGCGGCAAAAACTCGCTCATCACACGCGCAAGCAACTTGAACTCAATCCGCATCGCATAATGAAGCCGCTTATGTACAGCACTCATTACCCGCGAACCCTGCTCCAGCATAGCCAACGTCGTACCAACCGCAGCGTTCTGATTACCATCACCAACCTTCATGTCAGTAATAGTCGCAAACCTCTGACCCGCCTGAACCACAAAACCCAACAACTGGAACAAAGTCTGGTCCGGACCCTTAAATGGCAGCGGCATCAGGCTGTCACGAATAGCCCCTCCCGGTGCGTCCACATCTCTGAACTCACCCGGCTGCAACGGATCATCGTCGTCCCTGATCCGTAGTCCGCGGGCCTTGAAACCCGCTGGGAGATTGGACAACGTACCAGCGTCGATCAACTGTCGCAGCGCCGCCGTGGCAGTTCGTGACAAACCACCAATTGTATGGATCAACCCCAACCCATAAAAACCAAAGCCCGGTAAAAACTTGTAATGTACAAAATATTGTATCTTACGCTTTAACTCATCGTCCTCGCGATAATTACGCCGAATCGACAATATCTGCCCGTTATCCTGCGAAATCGTCACAATATAGGGGATCTTAATGCCCGTAGGCTCCCCCTCTTCATCCTCATCCTCAAACCCCTCAAGGTCCAAATCTGCGTGGAACTCCACCAAAGTACAGTCATAATCAATACTTCCGGGCTCAAAACCCGTAATACGATCCAACTCACCCTGCACCTCACTCGCATCAGTCTGTTGTGGTATAATCGGTATATCCCGATACACCCCAGCTATCTGTTGCTTGCGTAAATCATTCAAATTCATCCGAATAACATGCGCGATATTCGAACACGTATCCAAATCAGAAGTCTCATACGGAACAACCAACTGCTCCGCAGGAACAAACTTACTTACCGCACGGCCCATTACCTCATCGTAATAAACCTTCTTAAACGTACTCCCCGCCAAGGGTAAATAAAACAACATCTGATCCATGTCAGGAGTGTAATCATCCATCACATTCGTAATGTAATAATTCATAAACCCACGAACACGGGACGCCTGATCCTGCTTCTCACGAGTCTCATCACCCATAATTGCAGTCCGAACAGGCCCCGAAGACGGCAGTAACTCATTAAACGCCTGCGCCTGAAACTGCGTCGCAGCCTCCGCCAATAACGGGTGAGTCACACCAGAGGCTCCACGAAACGGCTCCGTCCGCTCCTGATAGTTAAAGCCTAAAAGCTCTAACCCCTCAGTATACGCATCTTCCCATTCCTGACGACTGGCCTTGTTCGCGTCAAACTCCCCCATCAACTCAGATGCAATCGCACCCAACTCACGGTCATCCATAACATCCGCCAAGTTCTCATCAAACCCAACATCCGCCATGTCCTCAGAAGGATCAAAGTCTACAAGAACACTCCCGTCATCCTCCTCAACAATCTCAATCTCCTCACCGCTATCAAGCATCAAAGGAGTCTCTTGGGAATCCGGTATCTCTAACTCTAACTCAGCACTCAGATCCGCCTCGTCCAACTGAGACGGAACATTCGTGTCCATCAAACCGCCAATAGGTGCCCGCGCCATCCGACTCTCCTAGTAATACGCCCTAACCATAGCAGACTTTTCTACATCTTGCCAATCATCTGTTGGTAACTGAATAAAGTTCCCCTGACGATACCGCATTAACGCCTGCGTCATGCTATCTACCAAATCGTCATACTCCCCCTCCGGAAACGCCGCAACCTCCTCAATCAACTCCTCCGCCCAACTCTTGTCAGGGGCCCAAACCATACCAGCCTCAAACAACGGAGTCACAGCATAAACACGACTTACCTTGTCATTCCCCTTACTAGGCGTGAAATTCACAACAGGTATACCCGTCTGCCGCATCTCATGCGTCAATGGCAATCCACTCGCCTTCGCCTCAATAATCACCGTGTCAGGATCCCAATACTCATACTCCTCAAACGCCAATGCCTTTAACTCAGGAAAATCATACCGACCCTTCTTCGCATCCAACAATATCAAATTAGGCGGACCACCCTCCTCCGGATAAAACACACCCCATGTCGTAATCGCACTAAAGTCAGAACGCTCCCGCTTCGTAAACGCAGTATCATAACTCTGTATCACATACTGCAATTGAGGGATGTTCTCACCCTCCCAAATACGCCACCACTCCCGCGGTATGATCGCATTCTCCTCACCAGTCGGCTTCTGCTGATACTGCGCATTCCACTTACTAGGCGGAATAGAAGCCTTAACCGCAGTTAAATCCTCCAAACTCCAGTACTCAGGCCAACACGGCTTACCATCATCAAATATCGCAGGTAACTCAACAACCTCCCACTGATCCGCCAATGGATCCTTAGCCATAGCCCGCAATAACTGACCCGTCATATCCTTCTCAGACCAACGAGTCTGAACCAAAACTATACTACCACCCGGCTGTAAACGCTGACGAGGGCCCCCAGTATACCAATCCCAAGCATCATCAAAACCACTATTACTCATAGCCGTCTGCTCAGAATGAGGATCATCAATAATCACCAAATCACCACCACGACCAGCCAAGTTACTACCAACACCAACAGCATAATACATCCCGCCACGGCTCGTGTCCCACCGACCAGAAGCCTTACTATCCGCTGCCAACTTCACATCCGGAAAAATCTCCTTGTACTCATCCGTGTCCAAAAGATTCTTAGTCTTCCGACCAAAACCAACAGCCAACTCAGTCGTGTGCGTCGCCTGAATAATCTTCATCCGCGGGTTCTGGCCCATC